GCTTTTCGATTGAAACATTAACAAAACAAAATGAAAATATTTTTGTGTCCAACAAAGCAAGTTAAGGAAAAGGACAAACCTCAACTATCGCCACAGAAAAAACTGAAATTGAAACACACAATAGAAATAAATAACATGAAAGCAACAAAAATTTCAAGACGGCCTATATTTCGCAGCGGGACCGAACGCTCAGAGTTATTGCAACACTCTGGAAGAGGAATGGGTTATTTTACTTTGGTTATCCCAATACCAAAAGATTCTTTTAACGTCAAATTATCAAGACGGGATATTCCTTAAAGAAATGCCTAAGATAGTTTAGTGCCATACCACTTACCAGTAACAGTTTTACTGGTTTTACAGCGCGCTTCCCAACATTTACGGAAAGCTTCCTCATAATTTAATGCTGTAGTATGGTGGTGTGGGCACATTTTGTTGTCACAAGCAAGATATACTGCACACCTCTTGCCCTTCATCTGTGCCACCATACATGGTACATTGCCATCCTTGGCTGCCCTATTGAGCATTAATGTGGGCAAATCTCTCTCATATCCCAACACTTTAGCTTCCTTAAAATCATTTAGGGCAGCATATGTCTCCCCATCCACAAAATAAAACTGCCCAATATTGGCCTGGGGAATGGGTGCATCAAAATATTGCTCCAATCCGGTAGTACTCTCAGGAATGCAATTGCGATAATGCACTAGAGCATCTTTTTGATTGAGTAATTTTGTAGCACTACCAAATGCAATAAGAGCAGCATTGTTGGCAACATATGGGGCAGGGCTCATAAAAACAATCCTTTTTCCTGCTTCCATTTGTTCTCTCAAAAGAGGATATATCAAATACCCCTTAGCATTTTTGAGACTAGAACTCTTGCCAAAACTCATCACCCAATTCTTGGTTGGCAATCTACCAATGCCTCCACCATATTTTATAGGAACATGTTCTCCCAGAATTCCCATTTTCAATGGTTCTGTGGATACAATGAAATCCTCTTCACATGGTTTGTAGTGGGGGCCACACACACCAAGCACACTTGTATAAAAGTGCGCCTTATTTCCCTGCTCAGAAACATGCATAAATTTTTTAAAATCAACACCAGACATGTGGTCTAAAACTGAAGCAGGATCATGTCTGAGCATCCCAGTTTGCTGACTAGAATGAAAAGACTCACAAAAAGCCCAAGTGCGAAATTGGTCCACCAATAAAGGCAAACGGGCCACAAAGAAAGAGCGCACACGCTGAAACTCTTTTGGATCATTATGCAGATAAAGCTCCATCAATGCCACATTCACATTAAGAACAAGTTCCTCTATGACATCAACTTCCCCACTATATTGACTAGCTTTTTGGTGGGTGTGGAACTTATCTTTGCTTGGTGTTAACCAATACAAGGAGGAGAATATGGCAGTCATATCCAGGGGAGCCTGTATGACACCAGTATCAAGTTTTAAAAATTTCCTCTTAAGAAAATCCAACTCCCAAAAAGGCTTAGATTCAATGGTTGGAGCATCTTTATCGCTTCCATCGGTAATCTTTACCTTCTTTTCTGCCAGGGTGACACGGATTGCTTCACCATTAAACCAGGAAGCACAGGATGGTGCAACTGAAATGAGATTATCATCTCCATAAACTATCAAACAGACGGTCTGTTGAAACCTACATCTCTCTGGCTTTGGGGCCAGTTTTTTATAGGCATAACGAATCAATATCTCATTGAAGACTGAATTTACAACAACCGTAAGTGCAAACCCAGAGGGCAATCCACAATTAACTTTAAAAACCTTTTGCCCAACAAAGGCATATCTTCCAACAAGTGCCATCAACATATTGTAGCGCTGGGCCTGCTGGACTTCAGATTCTCCAGAGAGTGCATAAAGTTTATTTATCATATTAGCAATACACTCAATGACCTGTGCATTTAGAAGACCATCGAAAGCAGAATAATCACAATTAATGGCCTCATTGGTCCCCGGTCGCATTAGCCGCGCCAATATGTGGCCCCATTCTCTAGAATAGGGATTGGTGCCTACTTGGCACGGCAACCTATGTCGATTAGCTTGCAAGAACTGAGTGAAAGCACAGGTTTTTTGCCTTAAGAAAAGATTGTAGTGCAGAGGCATTATTTCAAATAATCGACAAGCTCCCACTTTAATCTTTCTTTCTGGCAGTAACTCATCCTTGGGACATTCAATAACCACCAATTCTGGCACTTCATTTTTTGTAAATTCCACAAGGTTTGTGTGAAGTTCTTCTGCAACACTACCAGGCTTCAAACCAAGAGTGCCATCCTCAAGCTCCTCAAAATAGGCATGCTTGCCTTTCACTCCAAGTTCCCTATTATTCTTAAAATAGGGATATCCAGGTGAGGTTTTCATGACAAAATTTTCCAATTCTGCCTCTTCACCACCCGCTGGAATACCATTTATGGCAACTGATAGGGGAATATCACTCAAGACATGGTCTTCACAATCATACCATGTTTCAAGTATTTCATCAGCAACTTGCTCCAACAGATCACCCTCCAACTCATCCATGGGCTGAGAAAATTTCTTTCTTAAAGCAGCAATAGGTGGATCAATACCTGGTGGACATCGCGGATCATCTTTTGTCAGGACAGCAGGCTCCTTGATAGGAACATCACAGGGCACTCTCAAACTCTCTGGCACCACAACCATATTTGTTTTTTTTGGTAGTGTCGGTGCCTGTGCTTGGGAAACATACCCAACTTTAAAGAAACCATCATGTGCCTCTCCGAACTCGGGAATATAGTCAATTTGGCTCTTGAGTTCAGCCAAGGTACATGGTGGTAGTATATCTGCCCAGCTGGTTTTATCCTTGCCAGCAACTAACAATCCAACCACCTTCATTTTTCCACGAATTTGGCACGTTAAAATCATTCCACAGTCATCATTCCGAGACTCATAGTGAAAAACTATCTTCTCCGGAATTTCATGGATGTATAAATCATTGCCAATAACGCCTTTCAAAGGTAGGGGTGTCTTATCTACAGATGCATAAGTATCAAGAGTATCATAGTGAAATGAAGTGTCATCTGTACGCAAAACATATCCAACTGTCTTGAAGTGGTTTGGAAGATCCACCTCTTTATCTTCTAGGAAAAGATCCTTAAGATCTGTTGGGAGGGATGGCAGACTAGGAGCTAGCCAATTCACTATTTCAGAACCTGGCTCTTCACGCATATGCCGTCTATGCCATCTAATTAACTTTGATTCTCCAGTACTAAGGAAAATCACTGTCAACTGTTCGCCCTCCTCAAAGCGCAGTGCCTGGTGGCGTGTCATTCGCACGGATTTATTCTTGTATTGCATTGCAGACACAAAACCACCACCAGGTTGATATATCGCAACACACAAACGCGCAGCTGGCAACAAGCCATTTTCATCCTGGGAGCGAGTATAGGCATATCTGTGGTGCACAGGAATATTCCTAGCACGATAGCCCTTCTCCTGACTGGACGAACTTTGCTGAGCTTTCAAGTCTACACCTGTTAATCCAGTCATCACTCCACCCAATGTAACACTACTAGTGAATAATCCAATAAAGAGTTTCCAGAAACCCCATATCGAAATCAACACTACAACAAGAGCACCCGCAAGAAGTAAAAGTGTACCACCATGTTTTTCAAGAAAATTTCTTGCTGCCCCCAGTGCTTCTAAGACTTTACACCAGGCTGTGTTAGAATAAGGATTTTCTGCACAATCCTGGGTGTATAAATCAAGCTGGTGCTGTAGGGTTCTCAAGTAAATGCGCTCATCTTCACCTAGTGCTTTGAAAATTGCTTGCTGAGCACAAGTTGCAGTAGAAGAGAGAGAGTCTTTCGACAGTATGGCACAATCACCATTTACCAGTGACCTCAGAAAACCAGTCACTACCATCGATTTAGTATTGAGATAATTTCCAGTTTGCACAGTGGAAATGAAGTGCTCCCTCATACGTCTCTCCCAGAGTCGCTGGTATCCTTCGTCTTTAACCACAAACTCATCAAATGTAAAATTCTGATTGAGCAAGTACAAATTTCCATCAACATAAAGACCACGGCCACCTTGGGTCAGAGGAATACCAGCTTTTTCAAGTTCAAGCCCATCAAAATTTAGGTAAGCTTTCTGGACCTCTCCCTTCAAAAAATTTTCAGCAGCAAGTGCTAAAGGATCCATCATTGCCTTCTCCCGCATAAATCGAGCTTGCAATATCTCTTGAGCAGATCGATGTCTAGCAGAAATGTTAATGATTTCCGTGATAACATCTTCCATTTCCATCCATGAAGTTTCTTCTGTCTGCCCATCCAAGAGTAACTGACTCATGGGATCTTTGAAGCGAGCTTGTGACGCTTTTAATGGGTCATTAGGATCATAGACCACCCCGGGTTTTTTTCTCATCTCAATAAGACAAGCCTTTCTAGACCTATAGGCTTCAATGTCTCTCACACCACAACCAGGAGGCACATCTTCAAAGTTACTCGAAGATATAATAAAGGGACTGCGAAAATAGATTGGCTTGTCCGCAAGATCTGCCATATTGAGTGGCATTTCCTGACAAGACACCAAATTAATCAGTTCAGCTTCCATTGGAGGGTCTAGTGAAACCGAAGACAAATCATCTATATGAAAGAAGGTTTGTCCACTATACCCAGAGAAGAAATTGTCTCTACAATTTCGGTAAGCAACTGTATTTGGCAAACCAAAATATTTTGCCAGAGCATTGTCAATACTGGACATAAAATTTGATTTTCCGCAATGTCTGGGCCCAAAAATGTATATCCAGACAGGTTCTCTTCTCCTGCCCTCAGCAATACCAGCCCTAATGGTCCTCTTATGGAGTTCCAGAAGGTCTTTCATAATCGAGCCAATGAGTTGACCATAGTCAGCTGATATCTTTCTAGGAATACCATTTATGCCAACTTGCAACCTTTGGCCCTCATCCACCAGCTGGGCAACCATATCATGGAAAAATTGATTGCCAATTTCAGTGTGGAAAGACTCCCTCATACAACCCTGTGCACGGCGAATCCAACCACGAACATCAATGGAAACCATAGTGGACAATTCATCAAAGAAAACAGTCTCGCGCCCAGTTACCTTATCCGCAATGCGGCCAAGGTAATACATTAAAGTACCGCAGAATTCTTTGATCGCTTCCTTTCCCATCTTGAGTGAATGGCACGCTGCACCCATTTTCCCAATCTCGACCAAAGATAGAGATTGAAAGTTGCACAAACTGGTTCCAAATTGGGTCATTGCACTTATAATGCCAGATATAACAGGAATTGACCTCACATTGGTGTGCTCTGTGGCCTCCCTCTGTACTACATCTGCAAAATCAGGATTGTCTATGAAAATCCTAGTACAGAGTCCAGTGCAAGATAAGATCAACAATCTATTCAATTCTGCTAATGCTTCATCATCAGCACTGGAAAAGAAATAAGCAATGAAGGCAGTGCAGAAAATACCCATAAGAGCTGTACCACCACCACAACACTTGGCAATCACAGCAATTAGGCCACAACCCATCAAAAGGCAGATAGCATAAAGAGTATAAATTCCAAGTGCAACAGCACCATCACTTAATTTCTTAATGAGTGATTCATACCAGGACTTGACCCTATTGATCAATATCTCTATTATTTCCATTGCCCCAGATAATTCTGTACGAACCATAACTAGGCACTCCCGAAAGCCCCTAATCATGATGTGACAAACACCTTCAGCAACAGATCTCCCAGCTTCCTCACAACCATCAAGAAATCCTCTATATGCATTTGATGCCATCTTTCTCACGCCAGCTGCTATTCTATAGAAGACATTAGCTTTACAATTTGCATTGGCAGCAGCATTGTCCAATTTTTCTTTTTCCTCTTCTAAGGCAAGACAAGCATCAAGACATTTGTGTTGGTCATCAATTTTCCTTAATTGATTTATCAATGCCTCTTCAGGATAAAAATCAGACATAAATGAGAGACCTGAGACAAATCTTCTAATATACTCAGGATTTTCAATATTACAAGCCTTGCCAATCACCCAAGAATATATTTCAGATGCAAGACTGGGATAGTTGGCATGAACCTTGCCAGCAACAAGAACGGCTCTGCAACGAACATCAGCAGAACGTGCTCCAAGACCCATATAAGGGCATAGTCCCACATAGGGATTTACATTGGGAGCGTGTTCAATATCCACTCGCGCATATCGACGAGTATATTTGCGCAGGCATTCCACCTTTTCCTTGGGTGGCAGCAGGGGAGCACCAAGGAGATCCCTAGTCTCCAAATACAGTGCCTTCTCACGCAATTCACGTGCAGCTGCACGCCTTGCTCGAGCACGAGCTGTGAGATTAGCATATTTACGCCCAAGTTTATCAGCATATACCTGGGCCTCAATGGCTTTTTGGATTTGTGCGGGTGAGGGCTCAAACTCCCTCAAAACCTCAGCTCGTGCCTGGGCCCTACACACCGCAGAGCGATGCGCATTACCCAAAGCTCTAGCCTTGGTGAGTTTTATAAGGAATCCCTTGCGGACTTCCTTTTGTTGCTTGCCCGCCTTCCAGATGTGTTGGGCAAAAGAAGGTGCCAACTCAGGCATGGCACCATGTTTGATGAGGAATTTCACCTCATTATCAAATGCCAGTTGGCGTTTGGCCTCCTTCAGACGGAGGGCTTCAGCAGCAGTCTCAATGGCTTCTTGCCGGATCTCATATTGAGTCCGACAAAAAGCCAGAAGTGAATCCCCTGGACATAAGGGCCAATTGGCCAGAGTTTCCTCCCACAGAGAATGGAAAGGATTTATAGAAAGCTCATCCAAGGCAAGCTTACAAAATGCTTCATAAAGAGGCGTAGACACCTCAACAGGAGCGGGTGTGTGTAGAGCAGACAAACACCTGTCATACCAAAATTTTTTTAGAATTTTAAATTTTTTTATATAAAAAGAAAAATAGAAATCATAATCATCTAGTACTACATCTAAATTACTATTAAAGAACAAATACTTATTCAAACTACGGTTATATTTAACATAATTAAAGGAGAAAGAATCCCCTGAAGGGGGAAAAGTTACAAAAGTCATAATCGTTTATAACAGTAATTCAAAACAATATAACAATATGGTTGATTGGGCGCTATCCCAATCTTCAATAGTGGTTCTCCTTTACACCACAAAGGTAGCACGATTGGTTACGTGACTTAGAATGAAAATTCGCTTTCAAAAGAAATGCAGGAAGAGTGTTACGATCAATCAATCAAAGAGAAAAGAGAGAAAGAGAGTAGAGCAAACGTTCAGCAAATGGTTTTTGAAAATTCAATTTTCAAACCCC